CGCGTGGCCGTGGGCTAACGAAGAAGACGGTATCGACCCATCAGACCCGCCGTCCGCATGGACAGCATTCAAGTGGTCTGCGCTTCGTAACGGAGCAACCAATGCAATCAGGTTCTGGCGCCCGGCCGGGTTCACTATCGACCCGTCGCGCGTCAGATCAGTTTGCAACAACCGCAACCTGTATGTCACGCCGATACCGAATGGATTGCAGTGGAGCCTGACGTGGCATGGCCCATACGCCGGATTGTGGATTCATATAAACGGCGTATTCCAGATTAGAATTGGATGGTCACTGGTTCCGGCCGATGCGGACGGACCAATCAACCCCGCCGACCTGCGTCAGGTCTGGTGCGGATTTACTGCCCAGCTAAATAAAGGATGATCGAATGTTTACTTTGACCCTAAAGAGCCTCGACGAAGCGAATGTGATTCTTACTGGCTTGGCTGAACTGCCGGCTAAACATTCCATCGGTCTGATCAACGAGATCAGGTCGCAAATTCAGAAACAGGTCGACGAGCAGAACAAGCCGGTTGAACCGGCTCCCGCACCTGCCAACGACGCATAAGCGGGGACGTTATGGCTGACGATGTTATGGCGCGGATTGCCGCCCTTGAGAGTCAAGTAGTGGACGTTCGGATTGCGCACGGCAAAACTCAGGTGAAGCTGGATCAATTGGATCCGACTATCGCTGAGCTAACTCGTTGCGTGCACGAACTACAGTCGTCTATTGATAAAGGGCGCGGCGCCATTTGGATGGTCGGCAGCCTAGGCGTACTGGTTGGCTTGGCTGGCGAATGGGTTGGCGGACACTTTTTCAAATGAACGCCACTAGCATTGCATTCGCCAGACTGCAGACCGAGGAAGGCAAGCGTCAGTTTGCTTACAACGATGCGACCGGTAAACGCGTCACGTGCCAGCCCGGTGGGAACCTGACCATCGGGTACGGCATCAACCTTGAGACCGGTCTGGACGAAGACGAACAGAACTGGCTGCTGATGCACCGGCTGAGCAAAGTGGCCGACGGGCTTGCGCAGTACGCGTGGTACACGCAGTTGGACGACGCTCGCGCATCGGTGGTGCTGGACGTCGCCTACAATGCGGGTTTAAACGCTCTGCTGCATTACGTTCACATGATTGCCGCGTTGTCAAACAGTAACTGGCAGGCGGCGCACGACGAGCTACTTGATTCTGCTGCAGCGCGTCAATTGCCCAGCAGATACCAGCCGCTCGCAAACATTCTCTTGACAGGTGCTGCGTGAGTCAGTTTACAGATGAAGCGAAAAGCGTAATCAGCGCGGTCGCTCCGGGGCTGGGTACGATTCTTGGCGGCCCGCTGGGCGGGCTGGCGGGCGGATTGTTGGCCAAGGCGTTTGGCGCCAAAGATGCCAACGGCAATGTCGTGCCTGCCGATCCCAAGGCTATTGAGAAATTGATCCTTGGTCAGGATCCTGAGACGCTGCTGAAACTCAAACAGGTCGACGCAGACCTGCAAGTCAAACTCAGGGAACTTGAGATCGACGAGTCGAAACTCAATTTCGATGATCGTGACAGCGCCCGCAAGCGCGAGATGGCTGTGCGTGACGACACTCCGCGCAATCTTGCGTACATCTACACGCTTGGCTTCTTTTCGATGATGGCCGCGCAGCTGCACATTGTGATCAATCACGTGCCCATTGATCCTGTCGGCATGCGTATGCTCGACACGACGACCGGCGTGCTGTTCGCCATGATGCTCGGTAGCAAGGAATACTACTTCGGCAGTTCGTCGTCCAGCAAGTTCAAGGACGAGACCATCTCCAAGTTGAGCAGCTAATATGCCCGCAGAACTTACATTTACCTCGCTGCAGTCGCTTGTCGTTGGTTACGTCGAGCGCGGCGCGCCGTTGGACACGACGGTCAACCAGCTGCTGCCGACGCTGATCAATCAGGCCGAGCGGCGCATTTCGCGTGAGCTTAAGGTTCTTGGGTTTGTACAGTCTGTCGTGTCGAACATGACGGTAGGGTCATGGGTCATCGCCAAGCCTGACCGGTGGCGTCAGACGGTATCGATCAATTACGGCAACGGCGCAGGCAGCACGGGTGCCGCAAACACGCTATGGACTCCGCTGTTCCCGCGCTCGCTTGAGTACGTCAGGAACTACAACACCGACGTGACGATTCTGGGGCCTCCGAAGTTCTTTGCCGATTACACGTACACCCAGTGGGCGATTTCTCCTACGCCTGATCAAACGTATCCGTTTGAGGTCGTTTACTACGAAATGCCAGCGTTGCTGGATGCGACGAACCAGACAAATTGGATCACGCAGTACGCTCCTGAGCTATTGACTTATGCGACGTTGCTTGAGTGTGAACCGTTCCTGAAGAATGACGAGCGAATTCCCGTGTGGCAGATGATGTATGACCGCACAAAGGACGCTATGAACAAAGAAGACGCTCAGAAAATCGTTAACAGGCAAGTCGTCAGGACGGATGCATAATGGCTAATTCATATACCGCCACGTTTTCTGGCGCGACGCTGTATCCCGCCAACGTCACGTACAACCAGCTGAACCTATCGATTGCGCAGAAGTATCAGCTATCTTGGCCGATTGACAACAACACGTCTTCCAACAGTGGCACGCTGGGATCATCGCTGATCCTTGCGCGCATCATGGACATCAACTGCGCCATTGCGGGCGCGTCCATTGGGCTGCCTAACACGGCGCTGACGGGCCCCGGCGAACAGGTAACGTTCAACAACACGGGATCGCAGCCGTTCACTGTCTACAACTTCGCCGGTACGGTTGTCGCGACGATTGCTGCCGGTGCCGCGTTCGTGTTGTACTACAGCCCGATTCCGTCCAGCCAGTGGATCGCGTTCCAGTTGGGGTCGTCTGTCAGCGCGCCGTCCGTGGCGGCGATTGCCGGGCCCGGACTGTACTCTGCGTCTGGTCTGTTGGGTCAGAACATTCTTGTCGTTACGTCCAGCACAAGCGGCTACACGTTTGGTTCCGGTGACGAGTCCAAGCTGTACACGTGGAGCGGTGGGTCTGGCACATGGAACCTGCCTAGTTCGGGCACGATTGCTGCTTCGATCCCCGGTTACTACATCCAGATCAAGAACAACGGCAGCGGCCAGTTGTCCCTTACGCCTACCGGCACGGACAATATCAACGGATCCAACGCCGCGCTTGCATTCAGCCCGGGGGACTCTGCCATCGTGGTCAACGACGGCGCAGGCAATTGGTACACGGTCGGTTTTGGCAACGCGTCCAACAACATTTTTCAGTTCCTGTTGATCAACCTCGCGGGCTTAAGCGGCACGTACACGCTGTCTGGGTCTGCGCTCAACAAGATCGCGTACCGGTTCTCTGGGTTGCTGGCGGGTAATATCCAGATAGTTGTGCCGTCGACAGTGCAGCAATACTGGATAGACAACATCACGACCGGCGGGTTCAACCTGACGGCCGGTGTGTCTGGTCAGGCGTCTCCCGTTGCCATCGGCGCCGGATCACGAGTGATCACCTACTGCGATGGATCCAACCTCGTCAACGCATCAACCGGCGGCCTTGCGGTTCCCATTGCGGTCAATCAAGGTGGCACTGGCGCAACCAGCGCGGGCACTGCGCTGACCAACCTTGGCGGCACCACCGTCGGCGTTAATGTATTCACGGCATCCACGGCCGCTGTTGCGCAGACGTCAATGAACGTACTGGACGCTGGCACTGCCGTTTCGCTTTCTGTTGCGATGGGCTGATCGTGGCCGCTCAGGAGCCAATCAAGATCCTGAACAACCCCGGCATCCGCCGGGACGGTACGCTGTTGGAAGGAAACTACTGGTCAGATGGGCAGTGGGTGCGATTTGATCGTGGCCGCCCTCGCAAGATGCGTGGGTTTAAATCGATCAGCAACTCGCTGACGGACGAACCGTCGCAGATCACGACGCAGACGACAAACGGCAATTCGTACATTCATCTTGGGTATACGGCCGGCATTGACTCGTTGTCCCTGACGCAATCTGGACTGACGACGTCTGTCGCGTCGCGTACGCCGTCTGGGTTTACGGCAGACCCAAATATCACGTGGCAGTTTGCCACGATCTATGATCCGTCCAGCGGCCTGCAGCAGCTGATTGCGGTGGCTACTTACGGCCTTATAGATCCGTACAACACGACGGTTGGTAACGGAATGCTGAATTCCACGACCAACGGCACCAATCTGTACAACGGTTCAATCTACGCAAGCACTGCGCTGACGGCTATGTCTCTGTCGCCTAACGGAACCGGCGCAAAGACTGAAAGTTCAACCGCAACGGGCGTGTCCGGTGGTGTCGTGGTGCTTAACCCGTACACCATTTTGTACGGAGCCAATGGTTACTTCGCGTGGTCGACGCCGTCTGCTCCGCTTGACTTTCGTGGCGCTGGCTCAGGATCAACCAACATCACCGCGCAGAAGATCCTTAAGGGGCTTCCGTTGCGTGCCGGCGGCAGCTATTCGCCCGCCGGGCTGTTCTGGTCCGTTGACTCACTTATTCGCGTGAACTTTGTTGGCGGATCCACGATCTGGCAGTACGACACGCTGTCTGCAGAAATATCGCTTCTGAACGCCAACTGCGTCGTCGAGAACGATGGCGCGTTTTACTGGGCCGGCGCCGATGGCAGGTTTTACAGATACAACGGCTCGATTTCTGAATTGCCTAATGAGATGAACCTTAACTGGTTCTACGACAACCTCAACACGACGCAGCAAGGCAAATGTTTCGCATGCAGGAACCCGCGCTGGGGCGAGATCTGGTGGTGTTATCCGCGTGGCAACGCCACGCAATGCACGCATGCCGTGATTTACAACTACCGCAAGAACACGTGGTACGACACAGCGTTCCCGATCAGCGGTCGGTCGTTTGGGGTACTTGGGGACGGCTCGCTTGGCGTGATCATGTCAGGCTCTGCTTCGAACAACACCGGGTCGACGTTTTTCATTAGCGGTATCGCCACCGGCACGACAACGGTTATCACGACGACGGCGACGCACACTCTGGTGGTCGGTGGATCTGTGGCGTTGTCTGGTATTGGCGGCGTGACGATGTTGAACAACACGGAAAACACGATCACCGCGACGACAAGCAACACATTTACTATCAACGTAAATACCTCAACGTCGCCAACGTACACCAGCGGCGGCGTGGTCAAGCAGCAGCTGTACACGTTGTGGCAGCACGAAAAAGGCACAGACGCCGTCAGCAACGGAGTCGTGTCGTCGATTGACGCATACATCGAAACGTCGCCGTTCACGATGTTCAACAGCCAGCAGCCGACGTTTAGTTCCATTTCGGCAAGCTTCCTTGAATCTGATTTCATTCAGTCAGGTCCCATGACGGTCACAATCCGTGGCAACGCATCGGCGCAAGGTGTCAACATCGACAGCCAGCCGTACGTGATCACGCCGCCCGTGGCGCTTGGCACGACAGCCATTACGCCACTCAAGGAAACCCGCCGACAGATGCGGTTCAGGTTCGAAAGCAACGTGGCCGGCGGTGACTTTCAAATGGGCGATTGCTGGCTGCATTTCGTGCCGTCTGACAAGAGGCTCACGACGTAATGGGTATTTATCATCAAACAATCCCTGCGATTGGAACAGCTAACGCAATCGATCAGCCGCAGTGGGCTCAGAGCCACGTGGTTGACTCTTCAGGTGTTGTTTTTAATGATGGATCGGTTCAAACAATCGCCGCCCCCACGGGAGTGCAGCAATTGCTTTGGTACACGCTTAGTTGGTCGCCGGGGACTAACGCAAATATTGCGTTGACTAAACTTCCTGCGACGATTGGTGGGTCGTGGATGTTTGAACGAGTGATGTTTGTTTCTAAGAACGCGCTGCTTACTGGCAACGCCGCTAATTTTTATTTGGTCGTTTCTACTGGCGCAAATCAGACCGGAACACAATTTACAATTAACGGTTTCAATAACCGGCAAACTGATTTTCACGGTGGTAATTATGTGACTACAGCCGCTTGGGACATGGGCCTGTATTTGAGCCATCTTATAAGTTGGATCTCAGATGCCTCTGGCGGCACCAACAGTACCGGCGGTTTAGGTCAGCCGATTATCCCTGCCGGGCAGCAAATATATGCGGCAGTCAACGGCACAAGTTGGGACGCTGCGTGGCTTATTGACATTTACGTATTCGGCACAGTGTTGCCAGTAGGCCCGTAAAGTGGGTTATTTTGTCCATCCATACTTTGCTTCTCCCTACTTCGGCCAGTCCGGTGGCGTACGCGTATTTTTCATTACGACGCCATTGGACATGAAGTTCGAAGACTGGGCGAATGCGACTATAATGGGTATTGACCAGTCAATAACCGGTCCCGTCGTCCATCCGAGCGAGGACGACTGGCAGGGATGGGCAAATGCCATGTTCCCAGCCTCCACGAAGTTCCCATTCAACTTGCCGTCGCCTGATCGTTTCGACGATTGGCGTGACTGGGCCAACGCGCTCATTCTTGCCCTACAAGCACCGGCGACCTAACTATGCCATTCGGAGACGGTGGAGCAGCAGTACAGCGAGACGCACAGCAAATAGCAGCGTGGCGTGCGACGCTGACTCCGCAACAGAACAAGTTGATCGACTGGTACGGTAACGGTGGCCCGAACAGCGGTTACGACATCAACGGCAACGAAATCAATCAGGACGGATTGCTGGGGCAGCTGGCGCCGATCATCGCGATTGGTGCGTCTGGTGGTGCGTTGGCCCCGGCGCTTGCGCCGTTGCTTGGCGGCACGTTAGGCGGAGCGGCTGGTGCTGGCGCCTTGATGGGCGCAGGTAACGCGTACGGCGGCGGCGCAGACACGAGCGGCATCCTGAAGGGCGCGCTGGCTGGCGGCGGTTCTGGGCTGATCGCTGGCGGCGTCGGTCAGTGGGCCAACAACACGGGCGCGCTGGACGCACTGGGCTCGACTGGCGAAAACATTGCCAAGGGTGCCATCAGCGGTGGTTTAAACGGCGCAGTCAATGGCGCGGTCAATGGCACAGGCGTCGGCTCAGGCGTTGTCAACGGCATCGAGTCCGGCCTGACTGGCGGCGCAACCAATGCGGCCACGGGCGCGATAGGCGATCAACTGGGCAGCATGTTTGGCGCCACGCCCAGCGCTGGCACGGATTTCTCTGGTCCTTTGTCTTCAGTCAATAACAATTCAACGCCAACGACGGCGGGTACTAATATGGATCCTACGCTGACCGACCCATCAAGCTACGATTTCAGTCAGCCGATTGCGCTGCCGACGTACGATCCAAGTTCGTTGATCAACACGAACACCGACATTCCTTCAATGGATGGGCTTAATACGTCCGCCGCAAACGCCAATTACGGCTCCAATGATACTGGCGGAACTGGATTCATGTCCACCTTGCCGACCAACATGCCGGCCGGGTACGACTGGTCAAATGGCGCTAACACCGGCACTAATGCGCTGACCAGTTCGAATTTCACCAACCCGCTAAGCTCTTCGTGGAGCAATGGGACGTTTACGGGTACGCCGGCAAGCTCCGCACCGGCTAGCGGCGGCGGCTCTCCGTCTGCTGGCGGAACGTTGTCCAGTGTGTTGAAAGCTTTGACCAGCACCGGGAAACCGACGACGACAGTTGGCGCAAACGGCGCAACTACAACGACCAACCCGATGTCGGCCCTGCAGACGTTGCTGGGCCTGACCGGCATTGTTGGCGGGATAGCTTCCGGCAACCAGAACGCGTCGGGCCCCAGTTACCAGAACGTCCCGGGCAGTGCGCTCAGTTCGTACAGCGGCGGTTCCGGCTCAGGCAACGGCACATCGAATCCGTACAACTGGCAGAACTACGGTTACCAGCCGCGCGTACAGAATCCGGCCAACGCCGATATGACGGCACAGGACTGGGCTCATTACGGCGAGGTGCCTGCCAACCAGCGCCCGAACGGCGGCTCGTTCTTTACGCCTGCCGCTGGCGCGCCAGTGAATGCAGCGTTCGGTCCGTCGCAACAGCAGCCGACGACGCAGGCCGGTCACCCGGACTCTCCGCTTGCGCAGCTGGCGACTCAGGCGCCTGACGCAGTGCAGCAGCAACAGCAGCAAGCACAGATGCAGCAGCAGATCCAGCAGCTGCAGGCGCAGCTTGCGTCGTATCAACAGCCGCAGCAGGCACAGGCCGCAACGGCGCCGTCGGCCTCTGCTTCGCAGCCGGCTCAGGCGCAGGCACAGTCCGTGCAGCCCGCAGCGCCGCCGATGAGTTTTGCTGGGGCTCCTCCGAGCCCGCTGGCTCAGGCGTCGGCCGCTCCTGCGCAGGCGCCTGCCGCTCAGGCACCCGCTATGGCAACTGCCACTCAGGGTTTCATGAACAACCCGCGCTTGCTCAGCTTGTTGCAGGGCGGTCTTGGCCGTTTCGCTGATGGCGGTTCCACGCACGACTACGGCGACGGCAATTACTACGATGATGTGATCCAGAACTCGCACGGGCTGCTTGGCCATCATGTTGATGGTGCGCACCTTGTCAACACGCCCGGGCACTGGATTGGTCAGGGTGGCCCGCAGCAGAACACGTACGCCAGCAACATTCAGCAGCCGGTCACTGCAGCGGATGGCGGTCCGTTGCATGCGGCCGGCGAGCACATCAAGGGGCCCGGCGACGGCACGTCCGATGACATCCCGGCCGTGTTGTCCGACGGCGAGTACGTGATTTCCGCAGACGTCGTGTCGGCTCTGGGCAATGGCAGCAACGATGCCGGCGCAAAGAAGCTGGACGAGATGATGTCCAACGCCCGCAAGCACGCTAGCAAGAACCATGCCAAAGGGAAACTTGGCGCACCCGCCAAAGACCCTGAGCAGTATCTCGGTAAGGATGAATAACAATGGCTAGTCTCTCTGGCGCGCTGAGCTTTCTCAGCAACGGTCAGGCCCCGATCAATACGATGACGGGGTCGCAGAC